GCCTCCTGTTCAAGGAAGTCCAATTAATTCTGGAAACCAGAAACAATCGAACTGTCCTCAGGACTAAAGGGTCCCTTCAGAGATTTCTCTCCGAAGATATCCCTTAGTCTAGCAGCCTCCGTCTTGAATAACAACATACGGACCCAAAAGGATCTGTACGTCCTATTCTGCGGAGGATGCTCGAGTAAGTAAGCTTGTTTACGAGTAACCACAATTAATTCCTTTCGCTAAAAGCAGCGTAGGAAAGGACTTCTCCCAGCTCATCAGGCGTTATTTCGAACGACCTGTCGAGACCAAGATGGGTCCAATCTTCTACTCTGAAGGTTAGATCCTTTTCTTGTCCTCTTGCCAGCAGTAAAGCTGACAGGAGACGTCTCGACTGATCGGCCAAAATTAAGCCGAGCAGGGTAACAAGAGGGCTCCCATGAAAAGCCATCACTGGCTTTTCGGGTGTCAACGAATTCAGACGAAATCCTAGCTTTTTCAGGATTTCGCTTGCTGGCAAAGAAATCCAGCAACGTTGACCATCCCTCGCGTGTCTCTTTTCGAGTTCTAGTCCTAACGGACCAGACTCGGACCTCAACCCTATGATAGCGTTGATTCCATCTTGTTGCAAGATGTGATTCATCGCCACCACAGAATGAGGTGAGACCCGCTGATCCAGCATCGTTGACGCCCACAATCCTGAGTCCACGTTGTATACGTGCAGGAAGTAGGCTCCTACAGCTGTCGGATGCATAAAATAATCCTTTATTAAAGAGGTTATTAGATGTGTCCATAACAGCCTGGCGCGATGCCGGACTGTCGGCGACTAAAGTCTTGGGTTTTACAGGAGTTACATCGTAACCCATGTACCCATCGACTCCGCAGGATTCTCTAAAATGTCCGTTAACAAAGCTTTTGGCTTTATTAACTTTCAATTGTAGAGCTTCCATAACGCGGATGAGTCGCACATACCCGTATTTGGGGATAATAATATCATCCCCATATACGCGCACACGGCCACGTAACTTTCGTATAGAGTCCCGTGTCACTGTACCGTCCAGGCATACGCCTAAAGCGATACAGAGAAACACGATACTCTGTACGGGAAACGTGACAGCTGTTCCTTGCGAGGCGAACTTCTTGGTTAACAAGAAGCTAGGAATATCAGAAATA